GGATTGATCTCACTACGCTTTGCTCATCTGCCACATTGACCGTTGGATACGACTCGCTTGAGTCCACCAGCTTTGGCGATGCAGGCCATGTTTTTGTAAAGGGCTTGCAGGCCGTAGAGGTCACTCTCACGCTTTACGCTGCATACGGTGCATCATCTGTTGAGGCAACCCTTTTTGCTGCAGTTGGTTCAGGAACTTCAACACTTGTTATTTCGCCTGCTGGCGCGACAGAGTCTGCCAGTAATCCGGAGTATACGATTTCCTCGGCCATGCTTTCCTCGTTTACACCGATTACAGGATCCTATGGAGAGCTCAGTATGATCGAAGCGACCTGGACAGGGGGCACTTTTGCCCGCGACATTACTTCGCCCTAAACCCTAAATAGAAAGCAGACCCGACATGCAATTAACCATGCTCGTAAACATCGGCTCGGGTGACTACACAGTTACCACGAACCTCTACACAATCGTTATGTGGGAGCGCAAATACAAGCGCAAAATCAGCCAGATACAAGATGGTGGCCTCGGTATTGAGGACCTGGCATACATGGCTCACGAAGCAAGCAAACAGCAAGGTGCAGTGACTGTGCCTCTAATGCTTGACGACTTCATAAAGCAGCTTGTCAATCTTGAGGTGATCGAGCAACCAGACGCAAACCCTACCGAGGTGGCACCTACCGACATTCCCTAGCAACACTGCTAGTCGAGTGTGGCTGGTGGCCACCACAAATAGAGTTTGATGTACCCGACCTGAACACCTGCATTAGTATTATCAATGAGCAGAGGAAAAAGGCCAAATGAGCGTTACAGGTAGCATCGAGATTTACGGCCTGAAGGCAGCGTTGGCTGAACTGCAAAAGGTAGATAGCAAAACCAAGTTCAAAGCTGTAAACCAGATCAAGGCTAGTGGTGCCGAGATGGTTAGTCGCGTGGCACAGCGTTACCCAAACAGGCCACCCTTGTCAGGTATGCGCCCACGCAAAACAGGCAATGGTCGTTTGGTTTATGACCCTGTCAAAGTGCGTAAGGGTGTAACCATTCAGGTTGGTGGCCGTATTCAGCGTGGCTCATATCCTTTAGTAACAATTATTCAGAAAGATGCTGCTGGTGCAATTTTTGACATGGCAGGCCTGCGTGGCGATGATGGCCAATTCTCTGAGTACCTCACCACGGCTTACGGCCCTGCCCAGCGTGGCATGTGGCGTGATATTGAATACATTCATGGCCAAGCCACTAAAGACATTTTGCAGGCCATTGAGCAAGTACTCAACCAGGTGAACAGGACACTCGGCTAATGGCTGTTTACATACCCATCGTTTCAGAGTTCAACTCTAAAGGCATTGACAAAGCCATCAAGGAGTTCAACAGCCTCGAGACCGTAGGCGCTAAAGCCAACTTCGCCCTCAAGAAAGCAGCTCTACCTGCAGCTGCAGCTGTGGCTGGTTTAGCTGTTGCGCTCGGTGACGCAACTAAAGCAGCAATTGAGGACGATGCAGCACAGCAAGAATTAGCGCGTCAGCTCACGGCAACCACAGGTGCTAACGCTGCACAAATCGCCAGTGTTGAAGGCTGGATTAGCGCACAAGGCAAACTGCTCGGCATTACTGATGATGAGCTACGCCCTGCTTTGGCTGGACTCGTGAGGGCTACAGGCTCGGTCAGTGAAGCGCAAAAATTAGCAACGGCTGCTATGGATCTCGCTGCCCAAAAAGGCGTGCCATTGGCGACAGTAACCAAAACTTTGGAACGGGCTTACGGTGGAAATCTCAAAGCCCTAGCCAAGTTGGCACCCGAGTACCGACAAATGATCGAGGACGGCGCATCATTTGAAGATGTCATGTACGCCATCGGGACAGCCACAGGTGGTGCAGCATCGACAGCTGCAAACACTGCCCAGGGCCAATTCAAACGCCTAAGCATCAGCCTGCAAGAAACCAAAGAGTCAATCGGTGCTGCACTCATGCCAGCAATTCAAGCTGTACTGCCGGTATTAGCTGCGCTTGGCAATTTTGCTAGTGAAAACACCACAGCATTTTTGGCTGTGGCTGGTGTCATCGGCACCCTTGCTGGCATCATTCTTGCCTACAACGCCTACCTGAAACTGCAGGCTGCATACACCATCGCAGCCACAGTGGCCACTGCAGCGTTCAACCTGGTTATGTCTCTCAACCCAATCTCACTTGTGGTCATTGCCATAGTTGCATTGATTGCTGGCCTGGTGCTCGCATACAAAAAGTTTGAGGGCTTCCGTAACATTGTGGACAGCGTTTTCAGTGTTATACAAACAGTTGTATCGGTCAGTATCGGTGTAATCAAAGGCTATTTTGAAACGCTCTACGGCTTCTATAAAGGCATTTTCAACGGCATCGCAAGCCTCTGGAATAACACCATCGGCAAACTCTCGTTCAAGGTTCCTAGCTGGGTGCCTGGCCTCGGTGGCAAAGGCTTCGATGTTCCTAACATTCCGATGTTGGCTGAGGGTGGCATCGTAAATACGCCAGGAGGCATACTCGCGATGATTGGCGAGAAAGGCCCAGAGGCTGTCATACCGTTAGATCGTATGGGCCAGATGGGTGGCAACAGTGTGACTATCAATGTGAACGGTGGCGACCCTAACGCTGTGGTGCAGGCTTTGCGTACCTACATGAGGCAGAACGGCTCTGTCCCTATCAAGATTAGTAACGCTTTCTAATGCCTCTGTCTTACATTGTTGAGTATTCAACAGACAACAGCACATGGACAGCGCTTTCTAATGTGCAAGCCATTAACATCAACATTGGTCGTCAGGCAATGCTTGACCAATACAGCGCATCTACAGCGTCTTTGACAATTCGATACCCAAACGGATATGCCAGCCCTATCGCTGCAATGGTGTCTGGTACATACATTCGCATTCAAAGCCCAAACACTAGCGACCCTTATTACTCTGCATATTTTGGCAGTATTAAAGATGTCAATGTTAGTTATGGCATTCCCTATGCAGGCAATGTTGGCAACGCCGATTATCTCAATGTGACAATAGAGGGCTTTTTTGCTGCAGCTTCTCGTATGCAGGGCAACTCTTACGCAATGGGTGCTGGCTTGCTCAACGCGCAACTTTCAACAATGTTTACAGAAACACTAATAGTAGTGTCTCAAAACTTTAACCCATCAATGGGTGCAGCAACTATTAGTTCAAGCTGGGGCGACTGGATCAACTCTGTTTTAGTCACAACTAATGGGCGCATGACTGACAGCCAACAAGTAGAGGCCATTTTTCTTAAAGGCCCATTCAACCAAACCACTTGCACAGTGAACTTTTCTGATGTTGCTAACAACGCCACTAACCAGGTTTATGACCAAGCAACATTTGGCTCATTGTCAGACAACTATTTTACTCAGGTCACTGTTGATCCGGCAGATTATGCAGCCCAGACTGTCACTAAAACTGCAGAGGTTAAGCCTTTTCGAACATACGCAGTGAACACTCTTTCAGCTTCGGCTAGTCAGGCTCTTGACCAAGCCAATTTCCTGCTTAGCCAATACCAGACTCAAAAGTTTGCGCTGACTTCTGTGTCTTGTTTGGCTGAGGCACAGTCATCTTTCAAACTTGACAAAATGGGCTTCACGCAGCTGGGCGAGATGATTGGCGCACGAGTTAGCGTCACTTTTCGTGGCACTGTTTACCAGTCAGTAATTGAAGGCATCACTGTGACGGCAACCCCTGAGTCGAGCCGGTACACCTACTACCTGTCTGGCGCTGACCTAAACAACTACCTCATTCTGAATGACACGGTGTTCGGCACGCTCAATAACAACAAGTTAGGATACTGATTATGGCTATAAAGACTTTTACAACTGGTGAGGTGCTCACAGCGAGCGACACCAATACCTATCTAGCCAATGGTGGGCTAGTCACTGTTGCTTCGGGAACAGCAACGGCAGGAACTCTCATAATCGCTGGCGCTTTTTCATCTACTTACGACTCTTATCGTCTGGTATTGAACGCCATCGGAAATAGTGGGGCTGAAATCTCTGCACAATTTAGAATTGGAACAACAACCTCGACTGCATCTTATAACTGGGCTTTGTGGGGACTGACAGAAGCAGGTGCAGTTGCAGACTATGCAGCAACTGGAAACAGTTTCCTCACTACCACATACGGCGTTGGCTCTTTTGCTTGCGACATCTTTGCACCATTCCTTGCACAAGAAACTTGGTACTCAGGCACTCAAACAATGAATGTGGGAGGCACGGTTTATCTAAGGCAGGTAGGTGGCAGGCACACACCAGCAACCTCTTATGACCAGTTAGTACTAACAATTCCTAGTTCGACCACTGTTCGCTATTCACTTATGGGTTACAGAAAGGCTTAGACATGAAATCCGAATACACACTCACCATTCACGATGCAGTTACAGGCGAAATCACTACACGCCCAATGACGGCAGAGGAAATCGCAGAAATGCCAAAGGGCAACGATGAAACGCTTATCGCTGATTAGCCTGCTTGCCATCACCCTCACAGCCTGCTCAGACCGTGAACGCGTGAACTGTCCAGAAATTCGCAACAAGGCTTTGGGTGCAGCAACCGTATTGGGACAAGTCGAAAACAACTTAGGAGCAAAATGCAAATGAGACCAAAACACACCAACGAAGAAATCAAAGCACGCATCGTCATGATTGTTGCATGTGGACTGACCCTTTCATTTGTTGGTTCCGTGTTCACAATTTTGTACGGACTGTTATTTGTCTCACAGCCTGTGAAAATGGCCGAATTGGACTCACAGGCAATAAACATCTTGTCCAGCATGCTTTTGACGCTCTCGGGGGGGCTCATAGGCCTATTAGCAGGTAATGGGTTGAAGGACAAACCACAGGATCCACCAGCCCCATGACACGCAAATACCCCTACTACCCAGTAACCGAACCAGGCAAAGGCAAACTGCCAGGCACCGAAAAGTTCATGGATTTATGCAAACGGCGCTACCCATCATTTACCAATCTGGGCACCTGGGTAGTACGCAACATGCGAGGCAAAAAAACCCTAAGCGTGCACTCGCTCGGAGTTGCAGGCGATGTGGGGTATCCCCCGACACGCGCAGGGCGTGCAGACGCTAAAGAGCTGTGGGATTGGCTCATCGAACATTCCGAAGCAATCGGTTTAGTCGAGCTGCATGACTATAAATACGGCGAGTTTGGCCGTGGCTATCGCTGTTCTAGGGGCGAAGGCACCAAAGGCGTAAAGGTCTATGCCAACGCTGAGGAAAGCGCCGGTACAGGTGGGTGCTGGTTGCACTACGAGCTCGAGATGGACATGGCCAAAGACGCTAAAGCCCTAGAGGCAGCGTGGCGAGCCTTGCCAAAACCAGCCAAACCGTAGGTATCCACCAATAGCAATTTGTTTTTGCTATGGTAAAAAAACCAACTACAAGAGGGAGCACCGACATGCTTTTTGATGATTTACCGTTATTCCGTGATTGCGACCCAATTACGAGCAAAAAAGGTGGCAAGGCCGTAGCGCCACGCAGAGCCTCTCAGGCAATGCTTTTGCTGTCTTACTACCAATACAACGCAATGACCGATGAACAGGCTGGTATGGCCTCTGGACTGGCTCTGAAGCCACGCTGTTGCTATTGGAAGCGATGCAGTGAACTAAGGGCACTTGGCTACATACGAGACACAGGCGAAACACGCATCTCAACAGCAGGCTCAGCCATGATGGTATGCGAAATTACCCATTTGGGCAAGATGGCACTGTCATGAGCACCGATGCTGTTTTCTGGTGGTCAAGCCTTTTTGGCTTTGGCATGGGCGTAGGCGTGACCTGCATACTCTTAGCCTGGTGGAACCACCGGTGAGCCAAAAGCCAAAGGTGTACACCTACATACCGTTAGTATCGGCAAACAGGAAATTACTAGTACAGGTGTTTATAGACCCTGAAACAAATCTGATCGTGCAGGCCCAAGTGGCCACCAGGTATGAAACTTGGGGTGCGTGGGGATTGCCTACCGAGGTTTTTGAGGATTGAAAAAAATAATGGCTATAGCAATACTCTCGACAGCTCTAATGGCAACACCAGCCCACGCGCAAGAGGAATGGAACCACCCCATGCCTAAGCAGTGGTACATCAAACTCGCCCAGTGCGAGACGGGCAATAATGTGCAGCATCGCACACGCTCGTATGTGTCTGCTTTTGGCATTTACAGACAGACATGGAACAACTGGAACCACACATCAGACCGTAAAGCCCACCTGCTTACATTTGCCCAACAGGCTCGAGCTGTCGATCGGATTGCCTATAAAGGCCATACCGAGGGTGGTCGCTATCGCCCTCCAGTAGGTCTTTATGGGTGGGGTGCCATAGCCAATAACTGCAACGGCCTAAATGATGATCTATGCAAATCAAACCACCCATCTGTTATAAAAATAAGACGCTGTAAGCGTTAGAAAAGGAACACCCGACATGGACATTGAGGAAGCATTTGCAATAATGCACCCAGCTCTAAGCATCAAGCGCATGCAACACCACGAAAAATGCAACCACGGTTTGAGCTCTTGGTTTCCAAAGGCTGATTGCAAACAATGCGAACTGCTAGAAATCATTGATTCATTGCAGGCTCGTGCTGCAGCGCTTTCCACGGAACTTGCTCGTCTGGAAAGGGTGTATGCCGGTGGCCTTTAACCTTGACGATTACGAGCCAGTAGCCCACAGGCTTGACCGATGGCTAAAAGATTGCCATGTGCGTGGCGTACAGCCTCGAGTGCTTACCGATCTAGTGCATTACCTGCAAAACTCAGCTGTGTTTAGCGCGTCACTATTTGAGGGTGATGTTTTGATTGCTACAGGCTGGGCTGAGGAAATCAGAGGCGAAGGGCACATAAACAAAACCAGCCATCTGGAGAATTGCGAAACAGGCGCTGTGGGCAGGGCTTTGGCTAACGCTGGCTATGCAGGCTCAGACCTGAACAAACGCCCCTCACGCGAGGAAATGTCGAAGGTGCAGCGAGTGAGTACAACCAGCTCTGATGGTGTCACCACCGAGCGCCCAGCGAACGCACCTAGCGATAAGCAAGTGTGGCTGTATAAGAAACTGCTGAAAGAGGCTGGCAAACTTCCACCATTAGACCTGGCATCATGGGACAAGTTCAAAATCAGCAAAGCCATTGAGGCGCTAAAGAACAATGAGCCCGAGGAAATCCCACTACCCGAGGAGGAACCATTTTGAGCGACAACGGCACATTGCGCGATCATCTGTCTGATGTAATCAATGAGCGCAACGAACTACTGCGTAAGGTTGAGTCTTTACAGGCAATGCTCTACAAAGAGTCAATA